GCCCATTCCGACACAACTGAGGATACTATGGCTCACAAGAACGTGTTTGAGGGCTCCGCTACCACCGAGGAGCTCCCCGTCCTGACTCATGCACAGGTCGAGACTATCTTCGAGGACGCTCGCTCCAGCGGCTCCCTGAAGGAGGCTATTCTGGCCCACGCTGATGCCTACGGCATCAAGCAGATCGAGACCCTCTTCCCCGACGCTAAGGATCTGTGGACTACTCCGGAGTTCATTAAGCGTAAGACTGACTGGGTCGACTCCGTAGTTGGCGCTGCCAAGCACTCACCCTTCTCCCGTATCCGCACCCGCTTCGCCGACATCACCGCCGACGAGGCCCGTGCCCGGGGCTACATCAAGGGCAATAAGAAGGAAGACGAGGTCTTTACGCTTCTGCAGCGTACTACCTCGCCGACCACCATCTATAAGAAGCAGCGGTTGGATAGGGATGACATCCTGGACATCACTGACTTTGATGTCGTCTCCTGGATCCGCGGTGAGATGAAGATCATGCTTGAGGAGGAGCTCGGTCGGGCCGTCCTCATTGGTGATGGTCGACCTGTCTCCTCCAAGGACAAGATCAAGGAGGACTGCATCCGCCCGATCTACAAGGAGGACAGCCTCTACGCTCCTCGCGTCATCCTGGCGAAGGAGACGTCGGTCGACGACATTCTGGACTCTATGGTTCGGGCCCTGGATGACTACGATGGCGCCGGTAACCCCACATGGTTCGCCGATCCCCGACTCGTCACCGAGATGCTCCTTCTGAAGGACAAGATGGGCCACCGCCAGTTCCGCACCCTTGCTGAGCTGGCCGACTACATCGGCGTCTCTAAGATTGTCAAGGTTCCGCTGATGAAGGGTCTGAAGCGCACCTCTACCAAGAATGGTGAGCTCGAGGCTCTGGGTATTATCGTCAATATGTCCGATTACACCATTGGTGCGGACAAGGGTGGTCAGCTCTTCGCGGCTGAGGACTTCGACATCAGCTTCAACCAGTACCATTACCTCCTGGAGACTCGTCTCTCCGGGGCGCTGACGAAGCCCAAGTCGGCTGTTGTCGTCGAGCGCAAGGTTGAGTCTGGTAACGTCGTCGCGGAGCCGTGATAGATGGCCAAATTCTTCGGCGAGATAGGATTTGCCACACAGGTCCAGACCGAGCCGGGAATTTGGGAAGACAAGATCATCGAGAAGCAGTACTATGGCGATGTGTTTCGTGAAGCACGCCGCTTTGGTAGCAGCGATGAGATTCTGGGGAGTATCAACCTCAGTAACCAGATCAGCATTATTGCTGACGGGTATTTAACGGATAACATCCAGAATCTCAAGTATATTCGCTGGATGGGGGGACTTTGGAAGATCTCCTATGTGGAGCTGAAGTTCCCCCGTCTGGTTCTCGAGTTGACGGGGGTGTATAATGGACCGACGTCTAGCTCTCCATGAGAAGCTGGTAGAGATCCTCGGGTCGGATAAGGTCTATTACCAGCCACTCCCGTCTCTTAAGCTCTCGTATCCGTGTATTGTATACGAGCGGCATCCGGGTGATCCGATGTACGCGGACAACCTCAAGTATATCAAAGCAAACCGGTTCCAGGTTACTCTGATTGCCCGGCATCCCGAGGACCCGACACGAACGAAGATCGAGGATCTTTTGTTCAGCCGCCATGAGTCTCGACTCGTAGCGGACAACCTCTATCACGACATCTTCGACGTCTACTATTAGGAGTTAACATGGCAGCTCTCACTTGGGATAAGACCGGTGAGCGCCGTATTGAGACTGGTGTCGACCACTGCGCACTCTATGTGTACGACCCGGCCCAGAAGATGTACGGCAAGGGCGTTGCTTGGAATGGCATCACCGCCATCTCTGAGAAGCCCGAGGGCGCCGAGGCTACCGACCTCTACGCCGACAACATTCTGTACCTCTCCATGCTCTCGGCCGAGAAGCTGAAGGCCACAATTGAGGCCTACACCTACCCCGATGAGTTTGAGAAGTGCGACGGCTCTGCTGAGCTCACCAAGGGCGTCAAGATCGGTCAGCAGGACCGACTCGCCTTTGGTCTCGTCTACCGAACCAAGATCGGTGACGACGTGGCGGGCCAGGACAAGGGCTACAAGCTCCACGTCCTGTACGGCTGCAAGGCCTCTCCTTCCGAGAAGGGCTACAAGACCGTCAACGACTCTCCCGAGGCGATCTCGTTCTCGTGGGAGCTCTCCACGACCCCTGTCACGGTGAGCGGCGCTAAGCCGACCTCCCTGCTGACCATCTCGTCTCTGGATGTCGACGCCGGTAAGCTGAAGACCCTCGAGGCCAAGCTGTTCGGTTCCGACGCCGGTCAGGGCGGTGCTGCGGCCACCGAGCCCAAGCTCCTCCTGCCGGACGAGATCAAGGCTCACTTCGCAGGCTGATATACCACACCGGGGGCTCAGAGACCTAGACTCCTGGGCCCTCGGTGCCTGCAATGCTTATAGTTTCTATCCCGGATCTCGACGGGTTTGACGAGGAGACAGGAACCTTTGTCTCCATGCCTGGCGGAATCCTGCACCTGGAGCACAACCTGGTCGCGCTGTCAAAATGGGAGTCGATTACCCATAAACACCTCATCGGGAACGACAAGATCACACCCGATGAGATGGCACTCTACATCAAGTGCATGATCACTGATGAAGAATACGACCCGTCACTCCTGGATAGGATTCCCCCATCCGAGGTTGAGCGTATCAGCGCATACATGGCCGATACGATGACAGCCACAACAGTCCGTGATACCGGAGATGGGTCCGGATCGGGTGAGTACACATCGTCCGAGTTGATCTACTACTGGATGATCGCCTGCCAGATCCCATTCGAGTGTGAGACCTGGCACATCAACCGACTACTCACACTCATTCGGGTTTGTAACCAAAAGAACCAGCCCGATAAGAAGATGTCCCAGTCCGAGATTATGGAACGGAACCGGGAACTCAACAGAGCTAGGCGAGCAAAGCTTGGCTCGAAGGGATAACAATGATCAGTCACGAAGACATTCCCGAGGAGGCGCTTGCTCCGCAGGCCCACATCGGTACTGATCCCATGGAAGACAAGGACATTCATGTGTCCCAGACTACTGAGGTGATGAAGTGAGCGTCGCAGACAACGTACTTGCTCGCGCCGCAGCGAGGATTGGTTACTATGCACCAGACGACCCTCAGCCCGGATCCGAAGCTGGCCGATACTGGGCAGCTCGAACTGGTCAGCAGTGGCTTGCTGGACCGTCCGACTCTGTTTGGTGGTGCATGCTCTTCGTCAGCATGTGTCTGGACGAGTGCGGGCAGATTAACGCTATTGGAGGATTCTCCTTTAACACTGACTACACCGTCAACAAGGTCCGCCAGCACCCTGACGCTTACTTCGTATCGGTTTACGATGCCAAGCCAGGGGATGTCGTCATCTACGACTGGGACGGCGGCGGCACAGACCACGTGGGCTTCGTCGAGAAGAACCTTGGCGGTGGCACGCTCCAGACGATTGAGGGGAACACCTCGTCTGGCAGCTATGGTTCTCAGTCTGCTGGGAACGGTGTTTGGCGCCGGGTCCGTAGCGAGTCGATTGCCTATGTGATTCGCCCGGCATACACTGACGCTCCTGGAACCTCGGCTCCTGCTCAGCAGGCTGGTCCTGCCGACATCCGCGCTCTGCAGCGGGCCGTTCGGGCTACCCCAGACAATGTGGCCGGACCGAACACTCGCTCTCGCTGCTATGCTCTGGCTGCGGCTTCCACATGGGGCGGGAAGACCTTCCCCTTCGGTGTGGCCTTCACGCAGTCCGTGGTCGGCACTGAGCAGGACGGAATCTGGGGCGACGCCTCTGAGGAGGCTCATGACGCTACTGTTGAGGCAGTTCAGGCTGCAGTCAGCGCTGAGATTGACGGCGTCTACGGCGCCGAGACTAATACCAAGGTGAACGCCCTGCTCGACAGGGCCGAACAGCCGTAGGAGGCTCAAAATGGCAGCACCATACTGCACAGTTACCGGTACTATTCCGGGTGGCGAGAACGGTAAGGCCACAGTCCGAATCACCCCTGACGTTGATGGAGCCACCGCGACCCTCAATGGTACCGAGGTCTCCATGCGTGAGTATCTCATTACCACAGATCAGGGTGGATCTATTCAAGTCGAGATTCTTGCTCCTGGCGCCGGTGTTAATCCTGGTGGAAACTGGACTCACACGGTCGAGATCAAGACTCCTTCGGGAGTTTCGACCAAGCACGTCTCTCTCGTCCAGGGTGAGACTATCGATATTGTGTCTGCAGCACCGGTTCGGAAGATTGCTCCGGATATCTTCTTCGGTCCCGCATCCCGCCCCCTTCCGCTCCTGTCTGGTGGTAGTGGTGGGAGCGCTGGTCTCTCTACCGTTCTTGGCTCACTTCCGCTTCAGCCTGGTCGAGTCGTTCCTACGGTTGGTTTCTTCGGGGATTCATGGTCCACTGAGGCCATGATGGGTCCCGGATTCAACCTTCCTGCCGCGGCTTCTCGACTGCTCGGGTGTGTTCCGATGGTCAGCGCGGTTGACGGTAGTGGGTTTGCCCACTCAAAGGAGGGTAACCTCAGCTTTGAGGCCGACTCTCGAGTCAATGCCGTATGCGCATCTATCCCCAACCTGATCGTTACGGTTGGGTCTCTTAACAGCGATAAGGTTGTGGAGAACGGCGACACGAACGGCTCTAAGATCACAGAGGCTGTTCGGAACTTCGTCACGAAGGTTCGTACTAAGCTTCCTAACGTCCCGATCATCATGGTTGGGGCAGAGCCCTCCTCCGTGAGCCGTCTCCAGTCTCGTGATGCCCACATCAACGTAAAGGCCCACAAGGCCGGTGTTGAGGCTGCTGGCAGCGTCGCTAATGGTGTGGTCTTTATCGACTGGCTCGGTATTGCCGACAAGCAGGCGGTCCCTTTCCGTGAGGGTCGAGAGAATGCCGAGGGTGACGTCGTGGTCTATGGTGGAGTCGCCTACCGTGTGACCAGGGCCTGGACCGCTGGTTCCGGAGAGACCCCGCTCACTCCAGGGGCTCCGACGGTTCAGGTTTCAGATGTTCTGTCTGGAACTGGTAACGAGGCTAACAAGCAGAATGACGGGACTCGTGACATTCTGCTGATGTCAGATGACACACACCCCACCAAGGCGGGATCCACGGCGTTCGGTTCGGCTCTGGCTATCCGTATCTCTGAGGGATACAAGGCTATCGAGGGTTGGGCTCAGTCTAAGGGCCCGGTGCTTCCTGCCGCTAAGGCAGTGACGCCTACTCCTGGACCTAACCCCGGTGGTACGCCTACGCCTCCCCCGGCTCCCCCTACGCCTCCCCCGGCTCCCCCTAAGCCTGCCGGTCTTCCGATCATGGCCTGGCTTCCTGGAGGATGGGGGACTGAGAACCGAATCGCGTACAGCCTCGACGACATCAAGGCTGTGGCTGCCCTCAAGCCAGATCAGGTTGCACTCCCGATTCAGGCTACAGCCGATTCGGATAACTCTGCAGTAGCCATCCCTCAGAACTATGAGTCAGGTAAGGAGTTCAGTCAGTACGGGCTCAATACGATTCGAAATTCGGGCGTGAATACCGCTGGCATGATTGAGGCTCTGGATACTCTTGAAGCCCAGAACATCGCGGTACTCCCGAACGTTCGAACTGGAAAGGTGGATTCTGGAGCTCAGTGGTACCGTTCTTCTGACGGCAAGATCCTGCCGATCCTGCTGAAGCGTACCGGCAAGCTATACTTTGCGATTCACTACCGTGGCCAGAATAAGCTCCGGGAGATCATGAAGACCGACTACGCCGGTCTTAAGCGTGTCTCGGACAACACTGATGGTGCCGCAGACTGGCAGATCTCCGCGGTCAAGGACGCCCAGCTCGGTGTTCTCCCGGCAAGCACTGGAGCAAACGCGTGGTCGTCCGCAAAGTCCGCTTTCCCCGAGGGTGTCTGGGTTCTTGTCGCCAATAAGGACGAGCAAGCCTCGGCAACCGCTGCAGCGAAGGCCGCTGGTGTCACCATTGTCGGCTGGGCCGTTCCCAATGCTGAGGCATTCGCTAAGTTGAAGGCCTGACCTAGGAGAATCATGATTACGATCGAGAGCCAGGGAGACTGGAAACTAACCAGGAATTGGTTTGACAGAATGACGAAGTTAGACCTGGCTCTGATCATGAATCAGTTCGGCAAGGAGGGGGTTTCTGCTCTCAAGGCGGCGACCCCCTCCAGGTCGGGTGAGACGGCAGCTAGCTGGAACTACGAAGTCACCAGAACTGGCGAGAACTGGAAGATCACCTGGACCAACTCACACGTAAATAACGGCGTAAACATCGCCGTCATCTTGCAATATGGTCACGGTACTCGTAATGGCGGGTACGTCGTTGGCCGAGACTACATCAACCCCGCTATCAGGCCCGTATTCGACAAGATAGCGAAGAAGGCCTGGAAGGAGGTCACTAAGTAGTGGCTACTATTGACGAGCGGGTAGTCTCGCTCAAGATGAATAACAAGCAGTTTCTTTCTGCGATCAAGGAATCCGCGTCTGGCATGGACCGACTCAAGGAATCCTTGAAGATGGAGGGTGCTGCGAATGGTCTCAAGCGGATGGGTGAGATCGCTAAGAACACTACCCTTGGTGATCTGGCTCGATCCGCGGTCGACGCGGCATCCAATATGTCCGTCATGCAGGGAATCGGTATCACGGCCCTTGGTGGAATTGGTGCCGCGGCCCTAAGTGCTGGAAAATCGATGCTTCAGAGCTTCATTCGGCCTGCTATCGACGGTTTTAAAGAGTATGAGACTCAGATCAACGCCGTCCAGACCATTCTGGCAAACACTAGTCAAAATGGCACCACTTTGGACCAGGTCAATGCTGCACTTGACGAGCTGAACAGCTACGCAGACAAGACCATCTATAACTTCACCGAGATGACCAACTCGATTGGTACGTTCACCGTCGCCGGTATCGGCCTCGAGGACGCAACCAATGCGGTCAAGGGCTTCTCGAACATGGCCGCCCTGTCTGGAGCTAATGCTACGCAGGCTGCAGGTGCCACGTACCAGCTCGCTCAGGCAATGAGTGCCGGAAAGGTTCAGCTCCAGGACTGGATGTCTCTGGAGCACGCCGGGATCGGTGGTAAGCAGTTCCAGGACGCCCTGATCGAGACTTCTCGAATTATGGAGACTGGTGCGGATGCTGCAATCGCTAAGTATGGAAGTTTCCGGCAGTCTCTTCAGTCAGGATGGCTCACTTCTGAGGTCATGCTTCAGACTCTGAAGGTCATGACCAACGACCTCTCCGAGGCTCAGATCATGGAGATGGGATACTCGGAGGAACAGGCTGCAAAACTAAAGCAGCTTGCCCAGAGCGCTAGCGATTCTGCCACCCAGATCCGAACGTTCTCTCAGATGATCGGAACCTGGCAGGAAGCACTTGGTTCCGGATGGGCTGAGACCTGGCGAATTCTTATTGGTGACTTCAACCAGGCACAGCAGCTGTTTACGGCTGTTGGTAACTGGGTCGGTGGAGTCATCAACTCCATGTCTCAGGCAAGGAACGACTTCCTAAAGGGGTTTGTGGCTCTCGGTGGTCGAGAGGAGATCCTCCGAAGTCTTCTGAACATCTTCTGGGCCGTAGTCAAAGTCCTCGGGCAGGTCGGAACGGCTTTTCGAAGAGTGTTTCTAAATGCTTCTCCAGAGGGATTGTACAAAATAGTAAAGGCCTTCGCGGACTTCACCGAGAAGTTACTTATCACCAATAACTTCGCGGAGAAGCTTGAGTGGACATTCACTGGATTATTCTCGGTATTCCATATCTTTGCTACAATTATCGGTGAGGTAGCACAGGTTATCTTCACAGTTGCCTCGCATATCGTACAGGCCTTGTTCCCGGCATTCACTGGGATTAATTCTGGTGTCTTCCAGATCACAAAGGTCCTAGGTAAGGCGATCTACTGGTTCGACCAGTGGTTCACCAAGCTAGATATCGGTGGTAAGATCCTCAAACTCCTTCTTCCGCCGATCGATTTGGTCGGCAAGGCCATCAAGTGGGTCTCTGACAAGATCCACGACTTCATCATGTGGATCGACTTCACAGGAAAGGTCAAGGGTGCCGGAGAGGGGCTTAAGAACCTCGCTTCGAAGTTCGGACTCGTCAAGGACGCTCTTAAGAACTCGGTAATTGGTCGAGAGTTCTCTGCTGCGATGGATTCCATCCACAGCGGAGTAGACAAGGCCAAGTCCAAGATCAACGAGTTCGCCGGAAGTGTTGGCGACAAGCTTAAGGCTAAGCTGATCTCCGGTAAAGCCGCTCTGTCTGACTACTTCAAGGGCTTCAACCTAGGAGATATGTCTTCGGCTGAGGCAATTGTCGCTTCTCTGGGAACCAAGTTCGATGAACTCGGTCAGAAGCTCAAGATCTCTGAGAAGGTCCAGTGGCTCAAAGATAAGCTCGTCGAGCTCAAGGAAGTCCTGATTGAAACTTGGAACACTATTCAAAATAGTAGTGTTTGGCCCAAGCTTGGTAAAGCTTTCGGCGATGTCGGCAGTAAGGTTAAAGACGTAGCCCTTTCCTTCAGAGACTGGGTTAATGGTAACAGCGAGGTAAAGGCCAAGGCCAAGGAGGCTGCAGGTGCAGTCTCTGAGGTTGGTTCCGCTGCAGCCCAAGCGGCAAAGGAGACTGGTCAGGCAGCCAAGGAGAACTTCCTCAAGAAGTGGTTCGAGGACATCGAGCAGGTTGCTAGGGCTATCCATCTTCCCGAGCTCTTCGACACCATCAAGCAGAAGTTCGTTGAGTTCAAGGACTTTGTCACCAACACCTTTGCTCCGAAGGTCAAGGACGCAGTCAAGGGCGCATTTGGGTCTATTGGTAACGCCCTCAGCGATGCCAACTCGAACCTTAAGTCTTACGACATGGGTAAGATCCTTGTCGGGGCTATTGGTGGTGGAGTCCTGATTGCCTTCACACGATGGATCAACTCCTTCAAGAAGAACTTCGACAAAATTGGTGATGTTGCTGAAAAGATCGGCAATGTCTTCGATAAGCTTGGAGGAGTACTTGAGGCATTCGAGCAGAAGGTTAAGGCCAAGGCTCTTCTGACGATTGCTATCGCCCTTGGAGTTCTGGCTGGTGCACTGATCCTGATGTCGCTTGTTCCTGCCCCAAAGCTGTTCATCACCCTTGCTGCGATGAAGTTGCTGTTCAACATGTTAGAGAACATGATCGAAGGTGTGGCTCATCTCGGTGTGTATCGAAAGAACATGCCCTATATCATGGGAATGATGATCACTCTCGGAGCAACACTGATTCTTATGGCCACCACTGTTAAGATTCTGTCAACGATGGACATTAAGGGCGCCATTGTTGGAGTAGTTGCTCTGGATACTGTGATTAGTAGTATCGTAGGGTTCCTTAAAGAAGTCTCGAAGATCAAAGATTCCGAGACGAGCGCGGGAATTCTGTTGTCACTAGCAGTATCGTGCGTTATTCTGTCTCTTGCTGTGTATACGCTTGGATCCATGAGTACTGGAAAAGCCATTCAGGGCGTTATAGCTTTGGGCGCCGTAATTGCTATTCTTTCAGGGTTCATGTTTATCGTCAGTAAAGACCCCTATATGGGTAAGGGTGCAGCCCTTCTTCTGTCTCTCGCTGTATCTTGTAACATCCTTGTAGCTGCTATCTGGATGCTGGGTACGATGGATACGGGCAAACTTCTCCAGGGGGTCATTGCTTTGGGTGTCATTATTGCGGAGCTATCCGTAGCAATGGCTATTGCCGGAAGAGCAAATGCCCGTGGTGCCGCCGCGATTATCGCCATGTCTGCGGCGGTTATTGTCTTAACCGGTGCAGTGGCAATCCTTGGGAATATGGACATCGAGACCCTAGCTAAGGGGCTTATTGCTCTAGCCGCGGGTCTTGCTATCCTGGCCATTTCGATGGCAGCTGCCGACGCCTTCAAAGAAGGTGGAATTGCTCTAGGGATCGCCTCTATCGCATTCCTAGCCCTGGCCTCAGCAATGAAGACCCTTTCCACGATCACATGGGGCCAGCTCGCTATCGGGCTTATTGCTCTTGCCGGTGGTATGCTGATCCTAGTTGCAGCAGCTGCTGGTGCGCAGTACTTCGCAGTTGGTATGATTATCCTTACTGCAGCTCTACTTGCGCTAGGACTAGCCCTACTCCCGATCTCAATTGGTATGGCTGCCTTTGCGGCAGTACTGGGTATCTGTGCTACTACTGGCGCAGCAGCGTTCTTGGTTCTTACCGAGGGATTGAAGCAGCTGGCGGCGATTCTGCCTCAGGTAGCTATTGATTTCGCCAACGCTATTGCCAACTTCATCATCACCCTAGGAGCAAAGGCTCCTGAGCTTGCTGTTGCTATGGCAGCATTGCTAGGAGCGATCATCTATGCCATCAACGTCAATATTCCCGGTATTGTGGCATCGCTGTTCATCCTGATCCAGGCTATGCTGACCGAGCTGGCTAACCACGCCTACGAGTTCGGCGAAAAGGGCGCCACAATTCTGGCAAACTTCCTGAATGGAATTGCGGACAATATTGGTAAGGTCATTGACGCTGCCACAAATGTCATCCTGAACTTCCTTGATGGAATTGCCAGGAATGGTCCGAAGATCATCGATAAGGGTATGTGGACAGTACTCAAGCTTCTTGAGGGTGTTCGCGATGCTATCAACAAGTACTCTCACCGGTTCAACAAGGTTGGTCGAGAGATTGCTTGGGCTATCGTTGATGGTATGACCGACGGTCTTGCCTCCAAGGCCTGGAGCTTTGGTGAGTCCATGGTGTCTGTGGCCAAGAAGGGCTACAACAAGGTCAAGAACTTCTTCGGTATTCACTCTCCTTCTCGACTGATGAAGGAGCTCGGTGGATACGTTGGAGAGGGTCTTGCCATAGGTATCGAGAACACCGGAGAGCGCGTTGCTGAGGCTGGAGACAACATGTCCAAGGCCGCATATGACGCAATGTCCGCAGCTCTTGACGGAGTCAATGAACTCGTTGAGGACGACCCGTCATTCAAGCCGGAAATCAAGCCCGTTCTGGATCTCACGGAGATGCAGAAGCAGGCCAAGGGAATCAACAACTTTCTTCCCGCCATCGGAGTCACGGCTCAGGCGGCCAATGCAGCTAGGCCTCCTGCTCCGATCGCAGTTGACAATTCTGACAAGAATAGTCAAAATGGTGTTACAAACATCACCTTCAACCAGACCAACAACTCGCCTGAGGCGCTGGATGCGGCGACTATCTATCGCCAGACCCACACTCAGCTTGCTATGGCAAAGGACAAGTTGACACTATGATCTCAGAGATCTCGTCCACGACCAAGTCGGGGGATCGACTTGCAATCGATATCACAGACCCCTACTCGTCGGGGGTCGCGATCAAGGAGATTACTGGTCTGGGGCCAGTAAAGGCAGACATCAGCACTGACCGATATGCCTTGCTGGACGGAGCGTTCCTCAAGGGGGTCAGGGTTGGTGCTCGTACTGTGGTACTGACTCTGATCCCCTGGGGGACCGACATTCAGGAACTCCGACTAAAGTGCTACTCCTACTTCGGAGTCGGAGAGACCATCACTCTCGGTGTGACTACCGACTGGCTTAACGTGCACTCCGACTTCATTGTCGAGTCTGTCGAGCCAAACATCTTCTCTGAGCGGCAGGAGATCCAGGTATCTCTCCTTGGGCTGGACCCATACTGGAAGTCCTCTGCTACTCAGATTCAGAAGGTCGTGGGCTTCAACGACAACACCCCTTCCTTCGAGTTCCCATTCTTCTCCGAGCCGAACCACAAGCTCAAGTTCGGCGACATGACCAACTCCTCTGGTAAGGACATCCGATACCTTGGTGACTACCCGGCTGGTGCGACTATCACGGTCGAGTTCTCGGGTACCGTGAGTAACCTAATTGTCTCGAATGTAACATACAACGAGACTATGTCCATCTCTCGAGCTGGAAACTTCTACCAAGGCGAGAGCATCATTATTGACACCCGACCTGGTAAGAAGTCCATTACCCACCAGGCTCGAGGTAGGAAGTCCTTCATCACGGGTGTTCTGGCTCCGGGGAGTACCTGGATTCAGATGCACCCAGGCATTAATACAATCGCCCTGCAGTATGCTGGGGGCGTTGACGACGTTAGCGTCTCTATGGAATACGACACTCTCTACAGGGGGATTTGATGCAGCTGTTCTTCGCGTTCCTCCATAATTACGAAACCCTTATCGAGGTTCCGAACAACTTCTACTCGCTGAACTGGACTGAGCGCGCCTATGACTATGGTCAGTTCGAGCTCCAGCTCTACTCGGATCAGCCCGGGTATGAGTACAGTCTTGGAAATCTGTTCGTCCGAGATGACACGGATACCGTTATGGTCATCGAGACCGCTACGGTTAAGCAGGAGGATGATGGAGTCTACCTCCACAAGTACACCGGACGATCCCTCGAGTCGATGATGGAGTGGCGAATCCTTCCGCACCGACGATGGATTGAACCTGACGCCAATGGGCAATTCAATGCCCAGGCTATGGCGGAGGATGTTGCTCACAGCAACCTCGGTAAGGATGCAAAGCCTGAGCGAAGGATTGACAACTTCAACTTCCACAGGAATACCCGTGTGTCTCAGATGGCCTATGTCAACGACACTGGTCAGAAGATCCAGGATGGTAAGTGGATTATCTATGACCGTGCGCCAATTGCTGACATGTTCAAGAATGTCATCTCCGCATGCAAGCCAAACGGGTACTCACTCTTCTACAAGATCAAGCTTGAGGACGGTGGGATCCACTGTTACATCACTGCTCCTCGGCTGATCAACACAATCACTCTTGCACAGGAGAACGACAACTTCTCGGACTTCGAGTCGGTTGATTCGATCGTCGATAAGAAGAGCACGATCTATGAGATCTTTGATACTGGTGACGTAGACCTGGACTGGGTTGCGGATGGAACTACGCATACCCGGGCACACACCCTTCGTTCCGAGAACCCAATCACCCGGCGAGAGGTCTTGTGGGATAACACCCAGGTACACAAGCCATATTCCGTCAAGGACTGGAAGGCACTTACGCCGCTTCAGAAGAAGCATATCTCATCCCTGACCGAGGTGTGGTATCCTTTCTGGGTTCTGGACGCCATGTTTCCGAAGTATACCCCACTCAAGATGATCTCGGGTAAGATCAATAACTTCTCGAATGTTCAGTACCGCGATGGCTTCGACGTAGGCGATATTTTCTACTACGTCCCGTCTGGAAGCAACCCAGTCCCCATCGAGTGCCAGCTTACCGAGATGACCGAGTCCTGGTCGGCTGACGGGTTCTCTCAGGTTCCTTCCATCTCCATGTCGTCTCGTACCAAGTGGAATGGCGACGGCTTCCGTATCGACTTCACTCGCAATGGACCAGGTGAGGTCATCGTTCCTCGAGAAAGGGATTAGCATATGGCCATTACTAGTGGTTTCTACAACTCCGTGAATGGCGACCGGACATACGACGCCGACCAGTTCGGCTCGCTGTTTGACGGTATTATTGCCCCGGGGGTATTTCCGAACGTGGGGGATAAGTTCCGCGTTCGACCCACCAACAACGGTATGTCCGTCTACGTCGGCTCCGGCAAGGCGTGGCTGAACAACCGATGGGTTGAGAACTCGGGCGATGAGACAGTTACTCTGACAGGATCTCACGCTACTCTGGACCGTATTGACCTCGTGTGTGTCGAGGTCGACCGTTCCAAGGCTATTCGCGGTGCGAAGATCAAGGTCGTCCAGGGAACTCCGGCGGTTACTCCCACGGTTCCCTCGGTGGATGACAACGGCGACCGACAGACGTTCGCTCTGGCGCAGATCAAGATCATCAAGAACTCTCGACAGATCACGGCCGAGAACATCATCAGCCTCGTGGGTAGTGCCCGTACTCCCTACGTGAGCGGGCCTCTGCAGAACATCAACCTGGATGCTCTCCAGGCCAAGCTGCAGGGCGAGTTCAACACCTGGTTCGAGTCCGTCCGAGATGCCCTGGCTAACGCTGGGGGTAACACATCTACCGACGTCGCCAACCTCAAGGTGAGTGACCGAAACCAGAACGAGCGACTCCAGGCTGTTGAGGGTCGTATCGCTGGTACCGAGCTCAATATCACCAAGATCAACGAGAAGTTCAGTAACTCTGGATCCGTCTATGGGATGCTGAATGACTCGAACGTTGGTGTGCACAACTCCATCTATCGAGGCGCCTCGCTGGGTAGTAACGTCACTCCATATCTCCAGGCGATCCGAAGTGGTTCATTCTCCGGGCTCTATCTCGGGGACTACTGGACCTACTCGGGTATCACCTGGCGTATCGTGGCGTTCAACTACTTCATCAACATCGGTGAGCCCCCATTCCGACAGAACCATATTGTGGTCGTCCCGGACGCGTCGCTCTTCCGAGACGCATGGTCTACCACGATTCCTGACCAGCGCTCGTATGTGGACTCGACTCTGAACCAGTCTACTATGACGAAGGCTAGCCGCATGGCTGAGTCTCTATTCAACCGGTCCAACATGGTCGGCGTATGGACTCGAGTGGCTACCGGATATGACGGGAATGGTGTAGTCAAGGACTGGCGCTGGTACAATCCCCACATCAACATCATGGACGAGGCCATGCTCTGGGGTTCATCCATCTTTGACGACTCACTGTCCCGTGGTATTCACCACAATCAGTTCCCCGCCTTCCGGCTAAACCCCGCCCTTGTTAACATCGAAGAGGAATACTGGCTTCGTGAGCGCGCCTCGGCTCAGACCGCAGTCTATATGAAGTCCACTGGTCAGTTCTCCCACGCCCCGCTGAACTACTCCTTCGGGGTTCGTCCCTATCTAGCGATCGGTTAACATGCAGCACTTCGGATTCAACCCACTGCTTGATATCGTTCTTGCGATATTCTTGTCAGTACTGGGATCTTCCGGGATGTGGGCTTGGATCATGAAGCGCAGTGAGCGGAAGTCCGCCACGTCAAGGCTTCTGCTCGGAATGGCCCATGACCGGATTGTATATGTCGGGAAGACTTATCTTCATCGAGGATTTCTCACCCTCGACGAGTATGAGGACTTCATGAAGTATCTCGTAGAGCCCTATTCCGAGTTCGGGGGGAATGGGCTTGCTGAGAAGATCGTGAATGAGGTCAAGAATCTTCCCGTAGTCCCCACCCCTAGACCCCCGGCAAAGAGGAAAATCAATGGCTAAGCACCTTCAGGAGAGCAAGTTGAACAACAAGTCCTACGACATCCTCAAGTGGGTTGCGCTGGTCGCCCTTCCGGCTACCTCTGCGCTCTACCTCACGCTGGCGGCTCTGTGGCACCTGCCTCACCCGACTGAGGTTGCGGGCACTATCGCTGCGATCGACACCTTCCTGGGTGTGCTTCTCGGCGTGAGCTCCACCAAGTACCAGGGGACTCAGCCCTCTGGCGCCCTCCACGTGTCTGAGGACCAGGGGATCCACGCCACCTTCGACCAGGGCGTCGCCGAGATGCTCCGGAACGGGAAGGTGACGCTGGACGTCAAGCAGGTCTAAGCGAGAAAAACCTGCGGTATAATGAACCCCTAGAAAGGAGCCCATCCATGAAGAAAACTGACCCCATTCAGCAGACGATTGAAGCTGCTCTGAAGGAGGCCGAGCTTCACGATCCCTCTAGTGAGGACTACACCACAATTGCTCGAAATGTCGAGACTCTTGCAAAAGCCAAAGCCCTTGGCGAAAGTAAGAAGCTCAGCAAAGACGCGATTCTCGGTGCAGTTACCTCACTGGCAGGTATCGTAGCCGTCCTCCAGTACGAGCGACTTGCAGTCGTCAGCTCGAAGGCGTTCGGTTTGATCATGAAGGTTAAACCCTTCTGAGATTCGTCAGGCCCCCTGTGCTATACGCATGGGGGGCTTGGCTTATCTTTTTCTCCCGCGAGGAAATCTCAGGGTATATTGAAGACCCTACTCTGAAAGGAACCCCCATGAACTTCATCATGAACTACACTGGCTACATTGTCCTCCGCTACACCAACTGGTGCTTGGACAAGTACCTCAAAGTTCAGGACAAGTTCTTCCCTGCGAAGTAACTTCATCTATACCCCTACATGGGGTATAGGCTTTCGCGTGAAAAACGGGCTCTATATTGAAACCCGTCATAGAAAGGACACTCTCATGAACCTCTCTCCCGCCGCTGCACAGGCCGCCCTCGACTACGCCGAGGAGCTTGCTGCTACTGGACTGAGCTCTGAGCAGTACGACCACTACTACCTCTGACACAGTTCTAGATCCCGCCATGGGATCTAGGCTTATCTTTTTTACTTAGTCACACCAGTCACAGGAGTCGCAGAATTAACACACTGTATATTGAAGACCCTTAGAAAGGAACCACAATGACCACCTTCCTCGCTCTTGTCATCGCCCCCTTCGTCGTCATCGGCACCCTGCTGATTGTCGCCGAGATGGTTGGCAAGAAGAAGACCTGGAACTTCTGATCCTACCACCTTCCAGCCAAAGATCCCGCCATGGGATCTAGGCTTATCTTTTTTTTCGCAATATAAACCCGCCCTATATTGAAGACCCTACTCTGAAAGGAACCACAATGACCTGGACCGTCTACGCACTCATCGTTGCTATTCTCGTCCTTGGCCTGCTTCTCGGTTCTGCTTGGAATAGTCTGTACATTGCCAACTGCAAGCTCGACAGGCTGTCCAAGAAGAACTACAAGCTCCAAGAGCAGATCGAGAGTGACAATCGCGTTATTCGATCGCTTCAGGACGTCCGTGACAAGCTCACGAAAGAGAACTGGAAGCTTCACGACCAGTTGAAGAACTGAACCTTATACCCCATTAACTTGGGGTATAGGCTTTCCGCGTCATTTTCCTTTTGTATATTGAAGATCCTACGAAAGGAAAGACCATGCTCTACATCGCCCTTATCCTCGTTACCATCCTCAGCATCTTCTTTGCTGTTGCTCATGAAGAGCAGAAGCACACCTCCTACACCCTCAGGAACCGTGTGTGGAAGCTCGAGAATGAGAACGCGAAGCTGCGTGCTGAGACGATGACTGACGACGAGTGGAACGCGATGGTGGAACAGGCTCTCGCCAACATCCACTGATCCCAACGCTATACCCCTGACAAGGGGTATACGCTTTTCCGCGAGAAAAACTATGCATTATATGAGACCCCTCCGTTTGAAAGGAAACCCTCATGACTGAGACCACCGACACCCCCGTTGAGACCAACGAGAAGATCGTCGAGTTCAAGTTCAACAAGGACGCTGTCCTGCCCGCTATCAAGCGCAACTCCAAGAAGTTGATTGCTGGCGCCGCTGTATTCGCAGCCGGTACCGCTCTCACCCTCATGGCGTTCCGCTCGGTTCCGGACACGGACGAGCCTGAAGAGCTTGAGCACGATGACCTCGATGAGATCGACGAGATCGAAGCCTCTGAAGAGACCGACTGAGACCTCATCCTATATCCCGACCTGGGATATAGGCTTTTCTAAGGAGAACACATGGCTAAGGTATTCGACTTCCTGATCATCTGTTTCTACGCTGCACTCGGATATCTTATATGGGATAAGATCGATGGAGCAGCCTCGGAGAAGATATTCCTTGAGACGGTCATTGCCCTCTTCGCCGCAGTGACTGTGATGTTCATAGAGATGGAATTCATCGACTAGGCTTCTAGAAAGGAGTACACATGGAATTCGGACAGTGGCTTGGTATCTACGGACTGCTCCTGCTTATCTGGCTCGAGCTTCGCGACATTCGAAAGAAGATGAAATAGCCGCGAGAAAAACCGGTCCTATATTGAAACCCCTCCGTTTGAAAGGACCACTCATGACCCGCATTATCGTTTCTGTCATCAAGAGCGCTGTTTTCATCCTCGGAATCGTTCTCGCCTCCTGTTTTATTGGCAGGGGTGCGAACAGCCGGATGAAGCACGTTGTTGGTGTCCAGCAGCGTTTCATCGCGCGCCGTGATCGTAAGATCAACCGCTGGTAATTCAGCACTATACCCCGACTTGGGGTATAGGCTTTTCCTCGAGAAAGGAGCACACATGTTCGAGGAACCACCGATCTACTACATCCTCATCAGCCTCATCTTCCTGATCATCTTCGGAGCAATCGGCTTCGCCACCTGGCTTGTGTGGCTGACACCCATCTCATTCATGACTAAGCTTGTCATGACGGCGATCGGATTCCTTCTTTGCGCAATCACAGTCATTCTCTACACGATCTCGGCGGAGTGAAATGTTAGTCGTACTTCTCGGTCCAAGTTGTTCAGGCAAGTCTACATTCCAGAAGGAGCTGGTTGAGAATGAGGGATACCATGCAGTCCGCACTGCAACCACCCGACCTAAGCGTATGGGAGAGGACCCTTCTTCCTACTACTTCCTCAAGGATAGTGCCTTTGCAGAGTGGGAACAGCGAGGAGATCTTATCTGTAGTGAGGTCTTCCGAAACTGGCGATACGGAGTTCCGCGTGACGAGATTACCCGACGGAACGACAGGCCTAATCGAGTTGTCATCCTCACACCCGGAGGTGTCATGGAGCTCCTATCACGACATGCGGAGGTCATCACAGCCGATGCGCTGTCCATCCTATACCTCGGGGTGGATGGGGCTACGGGGGAATCTCGCGCTTGCAAGAGAGGGGATTCGCGACGAGAATACCTCCGACGAATGGCCGCAGATTCCATCGATTTCCGACACTACCCTAAAGAGAATGGTATCTGGGAGTTCACCCCAGACTACATCCTGGATTGCATCAACAATCCGCAGAATTGCAAAATCGCTCCTCGACTCAGGAAAGTAGAAAGGAAGCACAAGTGAGCATCATCTGGTACACGCTTTATATTCTCGGAGCGCTTACCGCATTCTGTGCATGGGTTCAGATCATGGCCCTGATTGGGACATACCTCAAGGCCCGGAGAGAGCGCATCGAGGGCACATATTCGGGAATGACTCGTAAGGATATCGAGTCCCTGATTCGGATGGAGATCCGTGCTTACCACGAAAAGGAGAACCAGTGATCAATGCGAACGGTGTTACGCAATTCTTCAAGACTAACGCTCCGGCTATTCTCACGGCCTCGGCATGCGTCGGGACCGTTGCTACGGCCATCCTCACGGCGAAGTCTACTACGCTCGCAGTCGAGAAGATCGCAGACTACTGTGAAGCCAATCTTCGCTCACCCGAGGACCTCTCTTGGAAGGAGAAGTTCGCAGTATCATATCGAGTATATATTCCCCCGGCCATCGCAGGCGTATGCACTCTGGTATCGATCAT